TTGAAGGTGACATCAATGGAGAACTGAGTATGGGAACATACGAGGATGCGTTTCTTGCATCCTTACAGGCGGCCGCTTTGTCAGCGGAGGTCGTTGTTCTCAATGCAGGTTCAGCTTCCGTGGTGGCGTTGACAGGTGTGTTCACTCACGCTTCTGCGTGGGATGTGACACCGACAGCAGGCCAATGGGTTCGTTGGGGAGGTTGGGCGAATGCAGGGAATAATGGTTACTTCAAGGTGGCCGCTTCACCTGCTCCGACAGGGACAACTTTTACAGTTGAGTATAAGGGTACTCTGGTCGATGAAGGGCCAACTGCTTCGCTAACTTGCAAGCAGGGTGGACAGGCACTCAACGGAGTACAGGAAGACAGCTTCACCTTCGAGAGAAGGCACGGAGATTTGACAAGTCTGTTCGAGCAGTATTACGGAGTTGAGTTCGAAGGATTCACTCTGGAAGTTCCTGCTGATGGTAAGATTACTGTTGTGTTCAACACAATGGGTCAGAAGGAAGAAGCGACCGGAGCAACGATTGCAAATTCTGATGTTGCCGCAAATGAGTTCAGAGTCGTGAGTACAGCGAACAATCTCAAGAGAGCGTTGCTTGGGAACGTGGCTATTTGTCTGATGTCCGGCTCGATTGAGTTGGTGAATAATCTCAGACAGGTACGATGCGGTGGAGAGAAGTATCCGAATCAGCTTGGTGTAGGTTCGCTCAACATCACAGGTTCGATTGAGATACTGTTTGGTGACCACGTTCAGAAGGATGATTTCTTGGCTCACGCTGAAACAACTTTCTCGATTGCGATTGAAGATTCCGGTGGACGAGGAATGGTTATTGAACTTCCTGCAATTCTGCTTACGGATGAGTCATCGAATGCTGAGAGCAAGGATTCGGAACTTATGGAACCGCTGTCTTACGAAGCAAAGGTGAGTGCGTCCGAGGACATAATGATTCGTTACGCAACATTCAGTGCGTAGACTTTTTTGAAAGGTGGACAGAGATGGCCAAAGGATTTAGATTCAGTAATTTTACGACTGACGCAGACAAGGAAAGCGAAGGTGTATGGATAGACTATACGGGAGATTTCAAATTGAAAATCTGTCGTATAGGTTGTCCGGCCTTCAAGGAATTTATGCTGAAGCGTGGGAAACCGCATATGCGGAGTATGGAAGCCGGTTCGTTAGACCCGAATATCGCTGATGACTTGATGAAGGACGCACTTGCACAGACAATCATCAAGGATTGGAAAGGACTGCTCGATGACAAGGATGAGGAGATTCCATTCAGCACGGAAACGGCTCGGCAGTTACTTGATACACCGGGTGATTTTTATGATGAGGTTTTTACTCTGGCGAAGCAGAGAGAGAATTTCAAGATAGATAAGACTGAAGGAACGGCAAAAAACTGATAGACCGCCTCGAATGGGAGAAGGAATTTGGTGACAGGCAAAATGTACTCGAAGCGAGAGCGGAACAGGGATATGATGAAGCGAAGAAAGTTCTTGAAGGAAGGCCGAACCTTAACTACGAGCAAGGAGTCATCCGAGATATATTTGTAACGTTACATAACCGCAGGCAGATTGGGATGGAAGCGTCACCGATTCCCCACGTTGAGATTGAGTCTTTTTTGAATTTGCACGGTTATCGTCAGTTTGATGTTCGGCTTTTTATAGCTGAGATAATTTGCAGGCTTGACGATAATTGGCGAAGTTCTGGTTCGAAGACAAAGACAACAGAGGAGGATGAGGATGCCTGATGCTGAAGTTCTTGCGGTAGGTATAAACGCTCGAGGTGCGGTTACTGGTGCAAAGGTCTATAATGATTCTGTAAAGAAGATGGGACAGAATACAGACAAGACCGCAGGCAAGATGAAGTCCTTCGGGGGAACCGCAACAAAGCTATTTGCCGCCATCGGTGGTGCTCTGATTCTCCGCAAAACGATTATGACAATTTCATCGTTTGAAGATACGATGGCTCAGTTGCAGGGTGTCACAAGTGCAACAACATCTCAAATGCAAATAATGAGTTCCACGGCTCGAGAGTTGGGAGCAACAACAAGGTTCTCAGCATCGCAGGCGGCCGAAGGTTTGCTTGCACTTTCTCGGGCAGGTTTCACGGTCGAGGAATCGACTAAAGCGATTGCCGCCACATTGACGTTGGCAACAGCCGCTCAGTTAGAACTTGGCAGAGCAAGTGAAATAACTTCAAATACAATCAGACAGTTTGGCTTGAAAGCAAGCGATGCAAACAAGGTTGCTGACATTCTGGTGAATACTGCGAACAAAGCGAATACAGATGTCGAAGGTTTGGCAGAAGCACTCAAGTTTGCCGGTGTAAATGCCGGAGTGTTTGGAATTTCGCTTGCCGAAACGAATGCCGCTTTAGGTGCTCTGGCAAATGTCGGACTCCGTGGTGGAATGGCAGGTCGTGGTCTTTCGATGGTTCTGGCAACACTTGCAGGGCCGACTGAAGGAGCAACGAAGGCTCTGAAAAATCTCGGACTGACGCTTGAAGAAGTTGACCCGCAGAAGGTTGGTATCATCGGTGGGATGCAGGCGTTGAACAGAGTGAATGCACAGGCTTCAGACATAACCAGAATCTTCGGGAAGTCTCAGTTGAAGACGGTTTTGGCTCTGATGAAATCAACGGAGGCGATGGAAGCCTTCAGAGCGTCGAATGAAAAAGCTAATGGGGTTGCAAAGAGAAATGCAGACTTGATGGAGAACACGTTATCTGGTGCATATCTTGAGTTGAAATCTGCCATCGAGGAAACGATGCTGTCAGCAGGTGACACAGGATTTCTTGGGATAATGAAAGAGACTCTGAAGGTTACGACAAGTGTTGTTCGTGCATTGACCGGTGTTGGTCAGAGTTCATCGAAGACGTTTCTTAAAATGCAGTTGGCAACGAACAAGACGTTGCAGGGATTAAGGGTCTTCTGGAAGATGTCAACTGCCGGTTGGGACATGATATTTGAGGTCATCAAAACTGGTGCGGTTGCGATACCAAATTTTTTCATTGGTGCGTATAATCTAATTATTGATGCGAACAAAAAATTTATGAATGTGATTCTGGATTCAGTTCGTGATTTGATGGAAACACTCACAGGAGTTGCTTCGCTTGTCAGCGATGATTTGACTGAAGCATTGGTTGAGTCGATGAGGGACTTGGACAAGTTCAAAACAGGAATGAACAAGGCACTCGATGACCAGAAAATAAAGCTGATTGATATTGGTACGACCCAAGAGCGTCAGAATGAGATTTTCAATAAGACGAAAGCGGAAATAGCCGCAATCAACAAGGAGCACATCGGTGTTCACGGTTGGTTGACGAAACAGTTAAACGTAATAACTCTTGCCGAGGCACAGGCCGCCAAAGCAAAGAGAGATGCAGATGCTAAGTTGGCTGTTGAAAAAGAGATTACGCTTACGATGCAAAAGCAATGGGAAGCAAGTAAAGGTGCGGCTGAAGCAGGCAGATTTGCAGGCCGACCAACTACAGGTGGCGGTGGAATGACGATTGAACAACTTCGGGAAATTGAAGAAAAGAGAAAGTCGATAGCCGGTTGGATAATGCAGGGTTTCAAGGCTGACGAAATGACGGCAGTAGTTTTGAAGTCAATAACCAGAGGAATTTCGAATGTTGGTTTGGGAGTAAGCACTCTTATTGATAAGGGCGTTGAAGGTCTGAAAAAACTGACAGAGGGTAGCAATAAGTTCAAGATTACGATGGAAGATGTCGGCAGTTCGGTATCCGGTGCGTTCACAGATTTTCTGCTCGGAGCGAAATCGTTCAAGGATTCGATTAATGACATTACGAAATCGCTGATTAGGATGGCAGTTCAGCAAGCGATAATGTCTGGGTTTACCGGTGGTGCAACTGCCGGAGCAAAAGGTTTGGTAGCAATGGCAAGCGGTGGTGTTGTATCTGGGCCGACTCCTGCACTCATTGGAGAGCGTGGGCCGGAAGCAGTTATACCGCTGAAGCGAGGAGCAAATGGAGAACTTGGATTGAAGTCTGCCGGGACGAATGTGAACACGACTCAGTTCAATCTGGTAAGTCCAGACTCGAGAGGAATCAAGGATATGCTGTTGCGTGACCCGAAACTGATAAAGCAGATGAACGAATCTTACAGGCAGGGATATGCAATTGACTAAATTATTAGCGACTAATAATCTTGTAACATACTTAAAACAAAAGACTTAGGAAGTAAAAATGGCAAAGAAATATTTTATCTTAAATGACGAAGTTCGATGCTTTTCCTATGGATACAGGTCTTCATACGAGCCGTTAGTTACGATTCAGCAAAACGCTCAGAAGACTGTGACGCAAGAATTGGTACACGATGCCTACGATTGGGCAAGATTTGAAGCACCGATAAACAACGTAAAAAACATTGACCTGCCTGCATTGAAGAACGTGCTGATGAATGTCGGAGGCAATCAAGATTCGTTTCTGTTCAGAGATTCGTTTGGTCTGGTTGGAAATGTGATTGATAGAAATACGATTGGAACGAAGGTTTCTTCTGGTGCATTGACCCTGCAATCGTTGAGAACATATAGCATTGCCGGTGAAACAGATAGGACGTATGAGATTTACAACATTGAAATGGCTCTTGGATTTAGCTTATGGATTGGCGGTGCATTGAAAACGGTTACTGTTGATTATGTGGTAAACGATGTTGACGATGGCACGATTGATATTACAGCGACAGATACCGGAGATGTTGAGATTGAAGGATACTTCCTGCGAAGATGCCGATTCAATGGTGGACTGCAGAGCATCCTTGAGGCGTTTGATTTGAATAATATGAATTTGACTGTGGTAGAGGAGAGTGTGGTCGGTGGCGTTTAACAGTGACATTCAAAATTTCAAGTTAGTTGACTTGTATCAGTTCGAGTACCAGAACGGTACGTTCGAACGTTTTACGAGTTACAGCAGGCCGGTTATATTGAACGGCAACACGTATAATCCTGCTCCGATTTCTCGAGATGAACACGAAGAAGAATCGACCATCAAGGTCGGGACGATGAGAGTATCGTTAGGATTGAGCGATTATACAAGGACGCTGATTGACTTGAATAAAATACGCAACAGGCGAGAACTCGACCGTGGCAAATTCATCCTGTATCAAGCGGAATTGGGAAACGAGGATGCGAATTTCAGATTGAAGTTTTCAGCGACTACAGGAAAAGTCGAGGTGAACAGGCTTTCGCTTGAATTGGAATTCAGAGATATATTTTTCCTGCTGAAGAAGAACGTACCTTCAGACATTTATGCGGAGCAATGCAATAACATATTTGGTGACTCTGTTACCTGCACCGTTGATTGGGATGCGATAAAGGTAACGGGTGCAGATACCGGTGGAAGCACCGACAGGCTTTTGATTGATTCGGGTAGAAGTGAGGCAGACGGCTTTTTCAATAGAGGAAAGCTGAGAATGGATACCGGTGTGCTTGCCGGAGAGGAAAGTATTGTGCAGGAATACACGGTAGGTCAGTTCAAATTGATGCCTCCGTTTAGTGCATCGGTTGGAGCAGGTGACCAGTACACAGCGTGGCCGAATTGTCAGAAAACGTTCGGTGGTTGTCAAGGTTTTGTAAATGAGGACAATTTCTTGGGTTTTCGGCTTGTGCCGAGGCCAGAACAGATGTAGGTTAATTTTGATTCTAAGGCGTTTTGATGTCTGAACATCCAATCACACTCAAGGGTGCGGAACATTGCCATACGCAGGCAAATATGAAGCCAAGCGATGTGTTAAGGGAGATAATAGTCCTCCACGCACTTCGAGGTATTGATACTCCGTACCGGAATGGTGGGCAGGAGGCATACAAAGGTGCGGATTGTGCCAACTTCGGGATAACTCCGTACAAGTTGGCCGGACTGATTAATGAAGGACTGAGGATACCGCATCAGCACAAAGATTGGATGCTCGGGAAAGATATAAACCCGTTCATATTTCGGGAGTTTATTTTGCAGTTCGCAGAAGAAGTTCCGTTCGATGACAGGAAGCCTGCAGATATGGTTTCGTTTCTCTGGCAAGGGATTGAGAGCCACGTTGGGATAATTACGCAGATTGACCCAGATTGGTTTGTCCACGCCCCAAGCGGAGAAGCGGTAAAGTTTCAGAAATTAATGCAGGCGACATCGTTGAAGTCGATTTATAGGCACAAGAAGATATTGGAGTTGGAAGCAAATGGGCAGTAGCGGGCCGAATGAAAGTTGGAGCAACGTTGGACGATTAGGTTTGACGTTTGGACTTGGTGCTTGGTTAGGAGCACCGGGATATATCGCAGGTGGTGTGCTTGGTTCGGTATTGTTTCCACCGGAAGCACCCGAAGCACCAGACCCGTACACAGCGATGAATTTGAATACGGCTGAAGAAGGGGCTCCTGTTGCTCTGCATTACGGAGTGAACAAGGCAAAAGGAAATTGGATTTACAAAGGTGAAATCCGAAGCAGAAAAGTTGAAGAAGGTGGAAAAGGTGGCCAGAAAACAGTCACAGGATACAAGTATTGGACTTGGGCGGCACTTGGACTTGGCAAGGGAATTGTTGATGTAACGAGAACGTGGAAGAATGACGACATTTATCTTGCCGATGGTAATGCGACGATGGTATTATATCGTGGAACCGCTGACCAAATTCGTGACCCAGATTGGGATGTGAGAGCAGAAGATGTTGTTCCGCTGAAGCGTACAGCATATTGGTATCTCAACAATTTTTATCTGGGCGAAGATAATAACACGATGCCGACAATCTCGAGCGAAATTCACAGGCATCCGTGGGATACAGTAATGGGTGATTTGCCTCCGTATGTTTTGAACAAGGTAAGCGAACAGACAATCGGTGGTGCAAAAGTTATGCGTGATAAGTATGACGATATTCTGGTTTTTGACCAGACCTCGATGAGAGTTTATAATTCGGATTGGGAATTGCAAAGAACGCTCGATATGACACCGATAGGATTGCCTTCATTTCAAGGAAGTTGGGATGTTGTTCTGACGTATTCGAAAAGCGGAAGAACAGATATAAATTTGATATGGGGAAATGACGGAACAGACGTTCTGGAACTTTACAGGTTCGGAAAAACGACGAAAAATCTCAACAACGAAAAGACTACTTTAGTCAGAGGAACATATCGGAAGTATAACGTCTATGTTCCGGCAGGTTCGTCTTCGTTTACTGCTATTACAGCGGATTCGAACAGTCAGTTTATTTTTATCGGTGAGTATAATCAGATTGGTGCGATAAGCAGATTGCACAAGGTTTCGTTGGCCGGTTCGACCACTTTGGCAACGTATGATTTGACAGCAGGTTCGGTTGGTAGTCCGAATAGTGTTGCTGTAAACGAGGATTTTGTTTTTTGGCAAAAAGCGGGTGGCGGGACATATATGATAAGTTTCACCGGCACAATTCTCGATTCAGTTGGCGGTGGAGGTGGTGGATTGCTTGATACTCCAAATGCAATCTGTGCATTATACGGAGCACCGTGTATTGTTGGTGTTGCGATAGGAGTAAACTCGACCCCAGATTATGACTCAATCTCGTTTGTGACATACGATAGGGATACTCAGCAATTCATTACGAACAGTCAGACTACGTTGAATACGGCCATTTTCTGGGATGCAGGTGAATCGCCTTTATGGGGAACGAATAGTTGGGAAGGAAATCTGCAAGAAGGAGCAAACGGAACGCTGTATTACACAGGTCACGACCCGTCGAATAACTACTATTCGATGGAGATGATTGTCGATGCGAACCCGGGGCATATAATGTATGACCTGTTTAAGCAGGCAAAGGGATTTGATTTGACGACTGTTGATACGGACGAACTGGAAACAGTTGGAACGACCTGCTTTGATAATCGAATTGGGATGTCTTTTTCGTTGGTAAGAAAGCAGAATGTCGGAGCGGTTATCAGAGATATTCTTGGACACTTGCAGGCACATCCATATCAGACAGACGAAGGGAAGTTTGGATTTTTTATGCCGAATCCGAATGATGCTGTTGTGGATACGATTACGAAAGATGATGTGCTTGCGATTACGAATCAAGGACAAGCAGAACTGTCGATAATTTCGTCGAGTTTGAAGGACATAGGATTATGCCCGAACAGGTTAAATGTGACGTATGAAAACAGGTTGAATCAGTACAAGCGAGATGCAACGTTTCAGTTGGACGATATGTTGGCACAGGACTTGGATGGACAGATAATTGAGGAGAAGTTGAATTATCAGATGTTCAGCAATCCTGCTGTTATTTCGAAGATGGCTTGGAAGGCTTGGAAGATAGGCCGGTTCCAGAATATGCTTCATACGACTGTGTTGAACGGAAGATGGCTAAAAATACGTCACGGAGAAGTTTACAATCTGGATTTCCCAGATGACGAACTTCCGATGAAAAGGTGTCGTGTGTTCTCGATTCAAGATGCACCTGCATCGACGGAAGCAGGCATAACAGTTACGTGGATGATGGATGATGAATTTCTGACCTCGTATGAGGAAATAGATTACGATGCCTCCATTTCGGGGGATACTTCTGTCGGCCCGCCAGAAGAAGTTGTTCCCGTTGTCTGGGAGGAAGATGCACGGTACAATAATGACATCTATACTTTAGGACTAAGTGCCATACGAACAGGCAACGGGACAGCTTATTGCGATGTTTTTATAAGCCTTGATGCACCGGATAATTTCTTTTATGCAAAGAGGCTGACGCAGTTTGCAAACGTTGGTGATTTGGTAACGGATGTGACGACGTTGGATAGGAACATTAAGGTAAACACGGATGCGTACACAGAGAGCACATTTGCGACGTACTCAAGGACAAACCAGAGAAACAACATATCATATTGCTTGATAGGAGAAGCGAGCACATCGTTTGATTTAGCCTTGACCAATATGGAATTTTTCACATATCGCCAAGCAGTTGTTTCCGGTTCAGATTTGGAACTGCGAAAAGTGGTTAGAGGCAAAGATTATACGAGGACGAAACCGCATTTGGTGTCTGATGATACGGTTGTTCTGAACACAGGGATTTCGTACAACAAGGTTGAGATTCCATCAGAGTGGATTGGAAAAACCTTGTATTTCAAATTCATTCCGTACAATTTGCGAGGCGATGGATTAGAAGAAGATGATGTTGACACGTATGAGTACACGTTGCAGGGATGGACGAGGAAGGCGACTCATACGGACAGGCTTCAGATTGAGGATAGTGTCAGAGGCGAACTTGGAACACGAACAAAGACGAATGACAGCGACGTAAAAGTTATCTGGGAATACACGAATCGGAACAGCGGAATGGGTGAAGCGGCTCTTGATACGTGGGAATGGCAAGGTTGGATGGCAGGAGATGTTGATGATTATGATGTCATCATTTATCAGTCAGACGGTGTTACCGTGCAGGCCGAACACTTGGGTATCGGCTTGATTGACGAGTACACCTATACCAATATTCAGAACACGACTGATTTCGGTACACCGTCTGACCACTTTTGGATTGGAATAAGACCTGTCGTAACTGGCCGAGGCGTGGGACGAGAGGGATACGAAATAATGAAACAGGAAGTAGAGAGGATATAAATTATGGCTGATGCTCAAACTCCGCAAGCACAATACGAACTGCCGGAAGGTACTGGAAATAATCCGCAGGAGGATTACAACGAAAACTGGGAATCTGCAGACCACGCAGGCGGTTGGCTAACTGCCGAAATTGCAACCGGTGAAGGTGGAGTTGTAGGTGAATGGTACACGTTCAATGCAACAGGTAAAGCAGTAAAGGCACAAGCTGATTCTCTCGATAATTGTGCGATTGTGTTTATGCTCACTGAGGACACGTTAGAAGGCGAAGAAGGTCTGTTTCTTAAAGCCGGTAACTGGTACAAGTCTTCTTGGGGATTAGACCCGAGCAAGATATATTATCTTGACCAGAGTACAGCCGGAGCGTGGACAACGACTCAGCCTGCAAGTGGACTGATTATCGTTCTGGGACGATGCGATGAAGATACCGAAACATTCCATATCGCAGAAGGTGGAGGCGGTGGTGGAGGCGGTTTGAATGACCACGCTACGCTGACAAACCTTCCGTGGAGTGTCGCAGGTCATACGATGGATACCGACCTTGATATGCTTCTGAACGGAATTGTAAATGTTGAAAAAATAACTATTATTCCAGATGGAACAGCAGGTTCAAATGTCGGGTTATATATCGGCAATACTTCATTTGTAATGCACCCGAGTTTTAATTATTATTCGTGGCAAGATATTATTCACAAAGCAAGCGGGGCAACTACCGGTGCAAACAGGATGGTTGGAATTGAGCGTGAATATCGAATGACGGATGCGGTCAATCCAATCGGAATTATGCAGGGAACAAATAATGTATTCAGAGCGTGGGAAAATATGGGTGATTCCGCAACAGTTTTCATTGGACATAAAAACCTATATGATGTAGCGGCAGGTGTTACGGCAGATGGTGACGCATACGGATATTGGAATAAGTGGCTATTCAATGGTGCGGGGTCAACGATACGAAACTTGCATGGGTTTATAAATGATTTTTATACAGTGTATTCGGTGCTTGGTTCAATCTATGGTACAAATAATATCTTTACAAATGCAGGACTTGGTACAGTTGCAGGTGATGTTTTTGCGAATACAGTATCACTCGCATATACAGGAGTCACACCAATCGGTGGAGATATGCACGCTTATCATTCAACGAGTAATTCAACCGCTCAAACTGGAACAAGATATTCACATTCTGTTTGGGGTGCGGGTTGGGATTATGCTTTTTATTCTGATGAGGATACCGTTCCAAGTTATCTTGCAGGTCAGTTACAGGTTGACAATACAATTTGGAGTGAAGGAACGACCGGAGCGACACCGACAAGTGGGGCAGGCACTCGGCTTATGTGGATACCTTCGAAGGAAGCGTTCAGAGGTGGAACAATACACGATAGTTCTTGGGATGACGCAAATATAGGTCAGGGTTCATTCTGCTTTAGTAATTATCGAAGTTCGGCAACGGGTGCAAAATCGACTGTGTTTGGGCATAACTGCGGAGCGTCAGGAACGTATGCCGTTGCGATGGGATATTATGCTTATTCGAGTGGTACGGGTTCTATTGCATTAGGCTCTACTGTATCGGCAACTGCTTTAAATGCAGTTGCAATCGGGTCAAACATAACTGCCATAACAGATGCAAAATGTTTTGGTGATGGCATTTATTCCTTTACAGAGGGTCTCTGTCTCGGTTGGAATATTGATACAAATGTAACTTACAGGGCAGTTTTTGTTGGACGAAATATAACAGGTGGAACTGGAACAAGAAATGACGATGTAGCGTTTGGAAGATATATAACGTTCGACACTCACGACTCCGCAATGGTAGTTGGTATGGGAGCAGGTGCTTCAAATCCATTATTGAGTCAAGGTGATTTGACTTTTGCAATTGGATATTATTCAAATCTTCCGTCAATTGTGCTTGATGGTTCTGGTGCAGGAGTTGGAGTTCGTGCAGATGTATTAATTTATGCCGATACAACGATTTCTGGTGCTTCTGTTTTCACCGGTGGAATTTCTGCACCGTTGACAGGTTCGGGAACAAACTCTGAAGCGTGGGGAGCAGGTTCAACTGCAACCGGAAATAACTCGCTTGCAGTCGGATATAATTGTACGGCTTCTGGCGATGGAGTTGTTTGCGTTGGAAATGATGTTGTTGCCTCGAACGGTAACTCATATTTATTTGGGTATCAGTTAAATACGTCTGGTGTTGAAAATGTTTTAGTCGGTCGGTTGATTGACATAGGAGGTGCGAACGGAACCGTTGTTGTCGGTGATTATGTTACAGGAATAAGCGGGTCAGTTGTTGCTATCGGGTCTGATTTATTGACCGGTGGAGGGGCATCAACATATTCTGTTTTAATTGGAACGGCAGGCGTTCACACAGGAACCATTGCAAACAATGTTGCGATTGGTTACAATTTCAATATTGCAGGCGATGAAAATGTTGCTATCGGTGAAGATGTTTCCGTTACAGGTTCTTATTCAGTAGGTATCGGACAGAATTCGAATGTGGCATATAATTATGGAGTTGCTCTCGGTCGTGATGCAACGATAACAGGTGTATCTGGTACTGCAATCGGTGAGGGTTCAAGTGCAGGAATAAATTCAGTATCGCTTGGACGGGATGCTTTTTCTTCTTATGATGAGTCAATCGCAATCGGTAGAAGTGCAGTAACAACTGCGGTAAACCAACTTATGATAGGTGCGACTTCATACGAGATTGATACGGTGACATTTATTGTATCTGGTACAGAAGTCAGCTTTACAAACGGAGTTGTTTTTACCGGTCACGTATCCGGCAGGCCGACAGGGACAGGAGCGAATTCGGAAGTATTCGGAGTCGGCTCAAGTTGTACTGCAACAAATGGAGTTGTGGTTGGAAATGGTTCTGCTCTGACAGGAAATAACTCAGTCGTAATCGGGTATTTGATTCCTGCTCCAAATGTGAATTACGATTGCGTGATTATTGGTTCACAGGCAACCGTAACGCACTCAGGTAGTG